TTATAGCCCTCTGCCGTGCCGTAAATCGCCCAGCTTGCAGCAGTAGATCTCATTGACGGTCTCGCCGTCCGCCACGCCGTACTTGCAGCCCCACAGCCGGTTCCCGCTCTCGGTGATGAAGTCCATGCTTGGGACCTTCCGGGCCGTCTTCACGGTCCCGCTCGTCACCTTCGTCGTCTCGTCGACGAGGCCGACGATCACGATATAGCTCTCGCCCACGTCGTACAGGATCTGGCTGCCGTTGAGCTTTTCGACCTGCTCGTTCCCGGTCAGCCCCGAAAGCCGGATGCCGTCGTACTGCTGAAAGCCCTTCCCGATGCCGTTCGCGGAAAGCTTCAGATACACCGTCGGCACGGATACCCACTGGCTCGTCGCCTCCGCCCACTGCTTGAGCGTGTGGAGCTTGCCGGACGTATCCAGCCAGTACTGGCCATTCGTCGGGTTTTCCGGCTGGCTGGCTTGCTTATAGCTCACCGTCAGCGCCGTCCCGTCGACGAGGCAGAGGGAAATTTCCACGTTCGAGCTCGCCGCGTCGACCACATTCTCCTGCCCCATGTACCCGTTGTCGGAGTACTTCTCGGTGTTGAAGTAGATCCCGTCCGGGAAGATGCACAGATATGCGCCCATGGAAATGAGCTGCTTCTGCCCCGCCGAGATCGACACGGACGGCATATACGCCTCCATCGAAGCGCCGTTGATATAAAGCACCTGGTCCTGCACCCAGCACAGCGCATCCTTCGCCAGAATGCCCTGCACGCCCTCGATCGCCTGCGCCGTCCCCCGCCTTGGCCGCGGCGCGAGCAGCGGATACTCGTCCGCCGACAGATTCTCCATGTCATAAAACTCCCCGTCCGCCAGCTCGAGGTTGTGGTTGTATCCGAGAAAGACTTCCGTCATCATGGTCTGCTTCTCAGTCTCCGTCAGTTGTGGTGCCAGCATGGCCTTACCTCCGTTTCATCATGTCCAGCGGATCAAAAAGGATCCGCTGCTCTTTCACCGCGCGGATCGGCTTGATCGGCCGCGACATGCAGAAATATCTCCATTCGTCCGCGACGTGGTCTTCCATCTTCGTGTCCAGGTCTTCTGCCCGATGCTCGTCATAGATCAGCGTCGGGATCGTCCGGATGAACGCCCTGCAGGTGTTGAAGACATACATCCGCGGATATCCATCCTCGTCAAACTGCAGCCGGTAGTGGCACTGCATCCAACCTGCAATGCGCTCATTGTCGCCAGGCGTAAAAAATACGCCGTACCGCGCAGCCGTGTCTGCGACCGATTCTCCGCGCGACGCATCCCAGATCGCGGGGTCCGCCACGCCGATGATGGTTTTCCCCTTGAGCCACGGGTGCTGCATCTCCGTTTTGTGGATCTCTTCAAACTGTTTGTCCGGTGTCCACTTTACGCCCTCGTTCGGCGTCCGCGTGCAGCCGTACAGCTCCATGATCCGGTAGATCGTCCCGTCATAGTCGACCGCCCACCATGCGCAAGAAAACGGCTTCCCGTAGCCAAAGTCGTAGCTCCGGCAGATCGTCCATCCGTCCGGAATCTCAAACGGCTCGATGACATGCGTCCAGCGCCGGTCCTTGTAATGCTCCGGCACGTCCCGGAAGTCCTCGAAGAACTGTCCCTCATAGACGTCCCAGCGTCCGTCCTTCCACGCTGCCCGCAGCGTCGGCGGCAGATTCTCCAGCTCGCGCAGGTAGTCAGGCTGCGTATCCATGAGGGCCTTATTGTCCTCTACCTTTGCCTGAATGAAGAAATAGTCATTCGGGTCTTCATCGGGATTGAAATTCCGATCGACGAAGACACGCTTGAAGTATGCATGCCCCGGCCCGCCGGGGTTCAGCGTGTAATACGTCCGCTTTGGAAATCCATTCGTTCCGCGCACGCAGAGATTGATCTTGCGGATCCAGCTCTCCTGCAGCTGCCCGGCCTCGTCGATGAACACCACGTCATATTCCGCGCCCTGATACTGCCCCAGGTCCCCTTCGTTTGCGCAGTACCCGAAAGAGATCGTCGACCCGTTCGGGAAGCGAAACATTTTGTCCGACCGGTTATATTTTGCGAACCCGGCAAGTTCCGCTGTCAGCTGCTCGATGTGGTTATTCTGCAGCTCCTTGTATGTCTTTCGGACGATCAGGATCTTAATGCCCGGATACCGGAACGCCAGCAGCTTCGACTTTGTCCGCACGGCCCAGCTCTTTCCGCCGCCGCGCGCGCCGCCATAGGCGATGTGCCGGTGTTTGTCCTTGAGAAAGAGCGTCTGCTTCGGCTGCGCCCGCCCGAGATCCAGCGTTCTCATTCGCTCGCGTCCTCCGCGTCACATTCCAGCAGCACACGCGGCGTCTGATCCTGCTTTTCGTCCCCGGTGTCTCTGCGATACCGGAACGCATACTCCAGCGCGAACTGCGCGCCCCGCTGAGAGTCCCGGTCGAACAGTCTTTCGGCCGTATATTGTTCCACGCGCGTCTGCGCGCGCGAAATCGAGTCCATAAATTCTTTCCTGGCCTTGTAGTTATACAGACTCTGCTTGCTGGAAAAGCCCAGTGCCAGCGCAAGCCCCGGGATTGTCGGCGGCTTCCGCCCCACCCAGACCGGAGTCCCGTCTTTCTGGTTGAAAACGATGCGCCCGTCCTCATCCCGCAGGATCTCTCCCTTGCAGCTCTCAAAATACGCCTCGATCAGCCCTTCGATCTGCTCCACGGATTCATACTTCGGTTTCCTCGCCATGGCTCACGCCTCCCTTCTGCTTTTCAGCATAGCGTATCCGGAAAATCTTTTCACCCCACGCACGCAGAATGAGCGCATACGGCGTTCCGCATGCGCTTCGGCTCTCATTCTGTTCTTTCGTAGTATCGGAGCTTCGCCGCCGCGATGCTGCACCGCACGTAGTCAAAGCTGGCGCAGTATCGCGTGATGTAGTCTGACGTCTCCCGCCGCTCAGGAAATGCAAGCACGCATTCTCCCTCGCAGCGTATCGTCTTTTTCCCGGCTGCCTGCCAGAATGGGCAGATATACTCCCTGTGCCAGTAGTCGCTCGTCCCTATCACCCTTTCGTCTTAAAACCTTACGCATATACAAGGTTTAATTTAAGCGGCTCCCGTTCCGCTTGTGCTCTGATCTTGGATCGACTACATACTTATAATATTGATACCCGTACTTTGTCGTCCGGGCCTCTACGAGGATGTAACCTCGCGGGGCGACGGGCGGATGCTTGGGGCTGTACTCGCGCACGGCCTCGGTCGCGGGCTCCGGCTCCGGCCGGACGCAGCTGCGGCTGGCCTTGTACCGGTGCCCGCCGAATTCCTTTTTCCAGTGGCCGTGCAGGTAGTCGGCCAGCGCCTTATAATCCCGGCCGTGGTCGACTTTGTTTCCATTTTCGTCCATGTAATAGTTGTGTTCCCGCAAATGCCGAACCTCGATCACGCTGCCGAGGCCCCAGATCCTGCCGATCTCATCCTCCGGAATGCCGTCCGAGATCATGTGCAGATGGAACCGGCTTGTCGACTTGCCCTGCCCGTAGACGATCACGATCTTGGCGTTTGGGTATTTATATAGTAGTCGGCGATAGAATCTGTTCCGAATCTGCCGCATTTCGGCAGCAGTATGTACCTCGTTCTCGGCGTCTAGCGTCAGCGTGGAATACAGGCTGGTCGGGCCGAAGTTGGCATTGACGAGCGCTTCCAGTTTCCCCTCTGAGATCTTCCGGTTGAATTCGTCCTGCTCTTCCCGCGTCTGGAACCGCGGCTTCTTCGGCCGGCTGGTCTTCGGATCCGTGCCGCCCGCCACCGTGTACACGATCTGCTCGCAGACCCTCCCGGAAAACTTCCGGCGCTTGTGCCTCTTCACCATATTCTCAGCTCCTCCCATCTCTGCCCGCTCAAAGCGTGGCCGGAAATTCCGGCCACAGTTTCAACGGTCAGTTCGTGTATCCGCATGCCTTGCATGTGCATACGTCTGTCTCAGCGTCCCATTCGCAATCTGATGCCCCGCATTTCGGGCAGTGCCCCCACGCACCTCTCGCTCCTTTGGGGTCTGGCCCCGGCCCATTCAGCTTTGCATACCACAGATCCCCCTTCTGGCCCGGGTCTTCCCAATGTGCGGTATGCTCACGATTGTCCCCGCGTTCCTCTCTTGCCTTCTCGATCCGCATTTCCAGCCGTGCGAGTTTCTGCTGCCGGATTTTCTGCACTTTTTTCTTGGCGCCATACAGCTGCTCCAGCTCCTCCAGCACGATCTGCACGTCTGCAATCTCCTCGGCGATCTCATCAAGGTTATCGATCCGTCCATCCCCAAGATCTGTCCGCGCCGCAAATATCGTCCGCTGCGCCTTGCACAGTTCCTTCGTCAGCTCTGCCATTTCTTCGATGGCAACCGCGAGCTGCAGATCCACGCCGAACGTCTTGATCGCAGACCAATAGAGTTTCCCCGTGTCAGTCATTCTGCGCCGCCTCCAGTTCCTTTCGCTCTTGCATAAACCCGTGCAGGAACAGCTCCAGCAGAGCGGCGGCGCGGTTGGTCAGATTTGTGAAATCCTTTTTGCTGATCTGCAGTTTGCCGGTCGTAACAACCTCAGTCTCCGGTCGACCAATAATCTGAATTGTCGGATTAGGCACCAGCTTCTTTGCACCGTCCGCCCCCACTTCGAAGAGCGGCGGCGTGGACTGCTCCATGACAATGCGCGGCGGGTATGCCTCGCCCCTGAAGCCGGTATCCCAGTTCAGCTTTTCATAATAGGCAACAAAATTGTCGAGGTCGTGCGCAAACGCGCCCATGATTTCTGCCATTTTGATACTCCCTTCAAATTGTGATGATCTCCCGCCTCGACTGGCGGGTGAATTTTCGTTCCGGGCAGAAGCGGCATTCGGTGCAGCTCCAGGCGCCGCGGTAGTTGTTGCGCGTCGGGCAGAGTGGGTTGTAGCAGATCCCGGAGCCTGCCCGCTGCGGGCCGCGGCCGAATTTTTTCTTCTTCGTTTCGGCTTTTGGCTTTTTGGCTGGATCCTTCCTGGTGACGAGCGTGGCCGCGCGTTCTTTCCGGAAGCAGCCGCAGCTTTTTGCATGCCCGTTCCGGAGGTATCTGCCGTCCTTGCTGCAGATGGTCCCGCATTTACACCGGCAGATCCAGTGTGCCGTATCTCCTTTTTTGCTGGTATCCCGCCCGATTACATGCAAATATTCAAAGTCCATGTCCGTCAGGTCGACTACGTGTGACATTTCCATTCTCCTTTCGTCAGGGGCCGGTCTCCCGGCCCCTATGCAGGGCGGACTTGCACCGCCTGCGCCTGCGCGTCCCCCTGTCGCCGCAGACGAGCTGCCCTTGTCTGCTCAGGCAGCTTTCCATAAGGAGGTAACACGATGCCGCCAGGCGATCCCGACACCCGGCGTGGGGTAACGTTGACGGTTCCCATTCGCGCGCACGTTCCACACGCGCTTTTTATCCCCGGCCCGCGGGCTTGAGGTTTCGCGGGCCGGGTGCAGAGCCGGGGTGATCCTCCCGCAGCCGTCTCATGGCGGAGCGGCCGCGGCCAAAGTCCGAAAAAATATGGTTCCCCGGCTGATTGCTGGTCTTAGTCCTCGGGCTGGCTGATATCCTTGCGCCGCAGCCCGTCGGCGTTCTCGGTCAGCGGCAGCGCCTGCCGCCGCGCGTGCTCATCCGGGTTACAGCCGCACCGCGCGCAAAGATACGGCGCGAGCTTTGCATACGGACAGGCATTGCCCTGCTTCGGCAGCCCGCATGCCTCGCGCGGGCTGCTCTCGTTTTTTTCTGGCATGTTAGACCTCCTGGATCTCGATCCCGAATTTTGACCGCATGAATTTGCGGTTCCGCAGATACTCCTTTGTCCGCGTCGGCTTGGACTTTACATCTTCGACGACGAGCTTGCCGCCAAATTTGTACGAAAAGTCCGCCGTGTACCGCACTGCGCGGATGCGCTCGCCAGTCTCGGTGATGTAACTCTCCTGCAAGGTGAACTGCGGTTGCAGGCGCAGATCGGAGATGATCCCGGCCCGCAGCATGACCATCAGCTCGTCATAGCGCCGGGCTTCCTTCCGGCTGGCGAAGCGCAGCTCGCCGCGCGTATCCTTCCGGCTGCCGTACTTCGTCTTCCCATGGCTTCCCTTGTGAATGGGAGCTGGCGCCGCAGCGCCTGAGAGGTCGATCTGCTGCCTGGCATACAGCTCCCGCATCCTCGGCGGCATGTCCGCCATGCTCTCAAACCGCAGTCCGCTCATTTGTGTACTCCGCGGTGGCAAAAGCCGTCCGGTACCGTTGCGCTCAGCCCGATCCAGTGCCCCTCAGATCCTTGTGCATTTCTCGCGCACATATCGCGGCCAAGTACGATATAATGCTTTGCACAGTCCTTGCACCGCACCACCTCCGCAACGTCGGCGGCGGGCATCCGCCTGATTTTATTTCTGATCTCGTCGATCATCCGGTTTTGCGCCGGGCTTCGGCACGCGCCGTATTGACTTGCCGCTGCTTTCATCGCAGCGTCCCGCCGGATATATTCGTCAGCCATCCTTCTTGTCCTCCTCTACACGCGACTTAAGCCATTCTTTGATTTGCATCGCGCAGGAGCAGCAAAGCTCAATATCAGGTGATTCCTCATGGAACGCGCGTCGTACGTTTACATACGTCGCAGAGCTTGTGGGGTTTATCTCCGCCCCGCAGCGGTCACATATTCGTTTCGTTGCCATCTTTCCTCGCCTCCATCTTCTCAAAATAGAACTCTATCGGTTTTTCGTTCTCAATTACATTCCCGTAGACAACACCTACCTTGTAGATGTAATTTTCGCGCAGTTTGCGCGGAATTTCCGCGATATAGCGCCGGAATGTTTCCAGAGAATTTGCCCGTTTGTAGTGGTTGCACATCCGGCAGGCAGGCATGAGGTTTGAAATGTCATCTGTTCCGGCTTCTTCAATATCCCACGCTCGCAGCGGCCGGAAGTGGTCTACCTGCATGTCTCGGATATCGATAGACCGTCCGCAGTAGGCACAGTGGCCGTCATACTTCGCATAGACCGCTTCCCGTTTTTTCTTACTAAAGCTCATCCCTTGCCCTCCATTTCCTGAATCGCCCGCTCGGCCTCTTCGCGGGTTAAAAATACGGTTTTGCCAAACTCCGAAACGAAAATATAGGCGTTGCATATGCCGCCGCTCCCTACGAGCCACAATTGATTCAGATTGTTCCCGCCGTGTCCTATTACCTTTCTGGCGCATATCTCATCGCATACGCCATTATCAATGTCAAAAATGTGCTCGATCATGTAAACCGTATCGCCCACCTTGCACGGCAGCACCACCACGCGCCCGTCCTTGTCGGCCTCGGCAAGCTCTTTCAACCGTCCGACCGTCATGTTTTCCGCAGCCTGCGCGAAATCCCACAGATGCCCAGCATTTTCGCCCATCTTACGCAGCATCTCCGGTGTCCATCCTGTGTCCTCGTAGGCTTTCAGCCGTCCGTACAGATCGCGGGCCATCTTGCGGAAAATATCCTTGCCAAAGCCGTTGCTCGTTGGGCCGTTGATCAGCACGTTGAGCGTGCTGTCCCGGCTCTGCTTCCAGTCGATTTCCTTGCCGCCGATCGCGGCGTGCAGAAATCGGTCGGTGCCCGGGTCTACGTTGATATTAGGACTTGTCAGTCGTTCCATGTCTCTTCCTCCACATACCGCCAGCTCTGCGGCGGGCGGGTGATTGGCTTGGGTTTTACCTTGAGCGCTACCTCTACCTCATTTGGCACAGCGTAAAATTCCCGCAGTTCGCGCGGGGTGTCGTAAATTTTAAGATCATCGATCTGCATGCCGTATCCGTGCTCCGTGCCCAGATACTTGTATATGTCCTCGCGGGTGAGGCAGGCATCCACCGTCGCCCATTTGGGGATCATGCAAAGCGGGTAGACCGTGCCGATCTTATTGCAAGTAAATTCCGCAACGACTTTCCCGTTGGCGTCCTCATATCCAAACGCCTCCGCCTGTTCGCGATCATAGGCCGATTCCGCCGTAGTAGCCGGCGTCCCTGCGTTGGCTTTCACCATGAGCGCCCCCTTTCCGCCTGCGGTACAGTAGATATAGCACTTAAACGGCACACCGCACTTCGGCGCGGTCTTGCGGATTTCGACCGTTTTACTCCCGTTCAGGATCTTCCGAGCCCGCTCAGGGCGAATGCTGATCAAAACAGCTTTGCTCATGCTCTTGCCTCCTGTTCCAATTCTGCGCGGAACCGTTGTTCCAGTTCAAACACGCCGCGCGGCTTGCCTTTGTAATAGCCTTTCATTGGCCTGTCTATTTTCCGTTGCAGGTCTTTCAGGCGCTCCCAGTATTCCGGCAGGTAAATATACATATTCCGCAGTTCCCGCAGGTTCTTGTTGCAGCAGCACCAGCACGAAACACGGTCCAGCACGTCATAAAGGCGGATCGTGCCCTCCAGCCACGAAAACCCGTTTTCATAGCAATATGCCAGGGCGTCGGCTTCCGGCATACCCCACTCCGCCAGCGGGTGCAGCTTATACGGCTTCCGTTCTTTTTCCAGGCGCGGCGTTTCGTCGGCAGCTATGCCAACGTAAACCATAGCGTCCCGCGCCTCCGCGTACCTGTCTATGGCTTTCAGCTTCCCCGTGGTTCCCCAGCGGCAGAGGCCGCCACACCAGCCATAACCTTGGTGTGTGCCTTTCTGCTTACTGCAAACCGGCCTTTCCAGCATATCAAACAGGAACGGGTTTTCCGGCTCCAGTCTGGTGTACTTGATCCCCAGCTGCTCCAGGCTGGGTAGCATTTGATCCCGTGTGTGGTAAATCGCCTCAAACTCCATTCCGGTATCGTAGAAAACCACCTCATTCAGCGGGTAGCCCTTGGCAATCAGCATTAGGAGCATGGCCAGGCTGTCCTTGCCCCAGCTGACACTTGCAATATGCCATTTCATTCCGCTTTTGCACCTCCAAACGCCGCCAGGTCGAAACAGGTCTGTTTCCCAACGTGCTGGCACCACGCCCATTCCAGCATGGCGCCCTGGATCTCCATTCGGTCGGCCTCGATGTTCGTCAGATCGTGGCAGCAGTCACAGACAAATCTCATGTCTTATTCTCCTGCCCGAATACCACAACCATGCTTGGAAACGGCGCGTTGTGCTTGCCGCCGCCGAATTTCAGCCGACCGGCGATAAAGCGGATTTCCGCCTTTCCGTATATGTATCGATGAAACCACTTTGTATCCGTCCGCGCGGGCAGCAGCATGACGACGGTTGCCCCATTTTTGTTGGCGGACATTGCTGCTTTCTGCACCCATTTCCCGATCTCCCGCCCATACGGCGGGTTACACCAGCAGACGCCCTTCCACGTCTGAGCAAGGCCGTTGTCCTCCGGTGTAAAATACCGCGCGCATTTTGCATTCTCCGGCAGCGCGCAGACGTCCGTTTCAAAGCCAAATTCTTCGTTCAGCGCGTCAAAAAAGCTCTGCGGCGTTTCCCACAAATCCGTCGCGCTGGAAAACATCACATCTTTGTTCATACTAGCGCCCCCGGCCGGGTGTCCGGCGTGTAGTGGAGCTTTGTTGCGCGGGCGTTCTGATGGTACTCCGGGCGGGTGAATTTATAGCCCCAGTGCTTGGCGGCGGTAAAAAGGGCCGCATAGCCGTCCTCGGCGCGGACGGTTACTTTCTGGTCTCCGTAGGTCACGGAAAAGTGGTTCTGTCCGGTGTATCCGGCCTGTGCGATCACGGCGGGGCGCCTCGGTGCCCGCTCGCCTGGGTAATCGATGCTATTTCGCAATGTGTTTGCGCCTCCTTATCTGGTTGTCGGCATGGACCATCTGCTTTCCCGCTGCAAGGTCGGGCTGCAGGCTGTCCCTGTCTCGGTGGTTGACGTCGTAGATGTGGTTCCGGATGCTCTCGTAGAGCGTCCAGGTGCAGCACCCGGCGCGGCATGTGCCGCTTCGGTCCGGGCAGTTCCGGCCGCAGGGCGGCGGGATGGGCCGCATGCGCGGCGCAAAATAATTCACTCCGCTTCCTCCTGTACGTGCTGCAGCCATGCCGCGAGCGTTTGCAGCGCCGACTCGCGCCGTAGAAGGTCTTCGACCGTATCCCGGTCGACGCGCGGCATGCTCTGCAGGATCTCCCGGTCATTGGCGCAGTCATCGGCAAAAGCCAGAACGGCGTCGATGATGTCTGCCAGCTGATCCGGCCGGAGCTCGACCGGGATCTTCTGTTCGCCCATCACAAGATCCCGTAGGTCGTCAGGCCCAGCGCGATCGCGCCGGTCGCGACGCAGGCGTCGGCCATCTCTGCGTACCCGGCGATCACCGCCAGTACAAATGCCGCGCCGCCCAGCCACACGCAGCAGGTCTTTACCACGCGCCGCATGGCCTCCCGGTACCGCAGCTCCTCCAGCAGCTGCTCCTGCCGCTCCCTGGTCTCTTCCTCCGGCTCATACCCGAGCCGTTCTGCAAGGTTCGTTCTCATTTTTTCTCCTCCGTTCCGTCCTGTACGCTGTCCGCCGCCTTGATCTTTTCCAGCACCAACTCGATATTCCTGCGCTCCTTCTCAATGCTCTCGAGCTCTTTCCCAATGGCTTCCCGCCTTGCTTCGCTGCCCGGCTCTCCCTCTTTGAGACGGAACGCATCCGCATCCATCCGGATCATGTTCCTTTCGAGTATCCACTTGAGATACAGCCATTCAGCCGTTGTCAGAATCAGCTTTTTCATGCCTTCGCCTCCGTCTCCTGTATTCTCTTGACCACCCGCATCAGCCGGGCGTTCATGCAATGCAGCTTCTGTGCCTCGAGATCGTAGCCCTTGCGCTGCATGGCGCGGGCGGCCTCGGCGTTCTGGCACTCACACACCAGCGCCGCCTCGATCACGTCCCGCAGCTCCTGCGCATCCAGCGTCAGGGTGTAGGTCTTGACGTTTGCCATAATATCGACTCCTATGTACGCGCCTTGCGGCGCGTTTAATTGCTGGCCGCTGGCAGACGCCCTTCGGCTGCGGCCCGCTCGAGGATCTGCCACGCCACGCGGCGGGCAGCCTGCCGGTTGGCCTCCTTCTGCTCCGGCGTCAGGCGACGCAGGTAGTTATCCGCGATATATGCCGTGCAGTTTGGAAAATGATACTCGGCCACGATGTGCGGCTCTTCGTCCGCGATCGGGTCATACGGCTTTCTCATAGTTCAGCCTCCTTCCGGCGTTAGTTTTTCCATATTTTGCAGATTTACGCTGGCTGTTCTTTCTTCTCGCTCTTCGGCTGCACCATAGCAGCCATGCCCTGCATAAAGATCAGCGCCTTCTCACGCATTTCCGGCGTAAGCTTGTTGATTTCCGCCGAGATCTTCTCGGCCTGCTGCTTCTGCTCCTCTGACATTGATCTCACCTCGCTTGGTTTATTCGTTATGTATAGACTAGCATGTGATACGTATATTGTCAAGTATTATTTTATACATTTCACATATTTTCTGATTGACAAATATGCGTGCCTGTGATACTCTCATTTCAGAAAGAAGGTGAATCCATGAACACAGTGAATGAACGAATCTCGTTTTTAATCAAAGATCAGGGTCTGACGCAGTCCAAATTTGCCGAGCGCATTCACCTGACACAAGCTCATGTCTCTCGAATATGCTCCGGCACATATGTCCCAACCGAGCGCACGATCTCGGATATCTGCCGGGAATTCAACGTCTCCCTCGCCTGGCTCGAAGACGGCGAAGGGGAAATGTATGTGCAGCGCAGCGCGAATGAGGAGCTGGCCCTGCTGGTCACAGATATCATGTCCGACGCGGACGACTCCTTCCGGAAACGCTTCATCTCCCTCCTGATGGCGCTCCCGCCGGAAAATTGGGCAGCAATCGAATCCTTCGTCGAGGAATTACAAAAAAAACCTTCGTCGAAAGATACAAAAAATCCTGGGAACGCTTGACCGTTCCCAGGATTTTTTGTATCTTGGAAGAGGGTGGTATTTTTTATGCCCGAATCTACCTACTCGAAAGCAATGACGCTATGTGGCTACGTTTTTTATTGCATCCACAAGATCGAGGACGAGATCAGCAAGGATCCCGTCGTCCCAAACTCAATGCCTATTCTTTCTGCCGCATTCTTCGTTCCGCTGTCCTTTACTTCGCTCCCCCCGGATTCTGACATTGCTAATTATTTTTGCGATTGTGTTGCAGCTCGTCTCTTCACTCAGCGTCCTTCCGCCATAATGGACTTGTTCTTTACTTGCGCCACTGACTTTGTTAAGTGCTATGATGGCAGCCGTTCGTTCGAAAGCAGTCTCGATCATTCGTTGTATCTAGCCTTTGATACAGTCTATGATATTCCGTGCGATGAATGGTTTGATAAGTACCGGCATTCTGTCCTCCGCATTGCGCATTCTATCTTGGCTTTCGCGGATGATCTCGTCAAGCCTGATGCGTCTCCCTCTCCATCCGTCCCGGCTCCGGAGCCTAAAGCGCCCTCGCAGTCTAACCGTACTGCATATTGGGTTGCGGTCGTCGCTGCTGTAATCGCCGTTATCGCTATCATCGTCGCAGTATCCGCGACGCATTCCATTCAAAATACCGCCACGGTTTCCGCTGCGGTCTCACCTCCTACGGTCGAGCCTGCATCAGCTCCTGCCGCTGCGGTTCCGGAGCCAGCACCGGATCCGCAACCCGAGAAATTATCCCTTCCTAGAAACGGCAGACATTATCCAACCTACGATTTTTCCCAAGGTGCATTGTCTTCTATATGTGTCCATGCGCCATCTACTTCGAACTGCTTTGTAATCATCAAGCGGTCATCGACTGGTAAAATTCTGGATCGTTTTTTCGTCCGCGCCGGCGAGACCGTTGATACCTACTGCCCAAACGGGACACTGGACATTTATTTTACATTTGGCGACGACTGGTACGGTCCCGACTATCTTTTCGGGGAAGATACCCGTTGCCAGGTTGATCGCGAAATTGAATTTTCGCAGACACTCTATTATGAGTATACGCTTTATCCAGTCTCGGACGGAAACTTGACTATGCCCACTGTCAGCATGGAAGAAGCCCTTTCTGAATAATCCCCGCCGGAACGGTTTCCCGTTCCGGCGCTTATTTTATGATGTTCTGCAGGAATCGCAGGATGATTTTCAGCTGATCCAGTGTGGCCCACTCTAAAATGTTTTCAATCTGTTCCATCGTCTTTTCCATCTCCGTCTCCATTTCTCCACAAAAACCGCGTTCTTTTTTTGTTAATCTTTGCGTCTTGTTCGCGCCTCCCAAAAGTTGTAAGATATAGGTAGGCGTCGCCCGCGCCGCTGGCCGAACAACGGCGCGGGCTTTTGCTTGCGCAGGCGACCGGGAGCCGTCTGTAACTTTAGGGTATCCTGTCCACGGTAGGCTTGTAAAGATATTACAGTCGCTTTTTGCAGTCAGACGTCTTGCTTTTTGGGGGGGAATGACATGTTTTGAAGGAAAAATTATCTGATTTATGCCGTGAGCAGAAGCAGACGATCACTCCGCACAAAACAAATCAGGACGTCGCCGAAAATACCGATCTTTCCGTCGGCACCGTCTCCCAGTTCTTTCGCGGCGACATCAAAAATCCGTCTGTTTACACGGTCGGCCCGATCTGCCGGGAGATGGGCGTTTCTATGGATGAGTATTTCGGCATCCCGCATGATGAGCCTTCCGAGCCTCCCGATGCTGAAAAACTCCGTGCCGAGACCGCGGCCCTTCGTGCACAGCTTGCTCAGCAGCAGAAGTCCCTGCGCATGCACCGACTTGTGACGCTCATCCTCTTGGGTATTCTTTTGCTGTGTGCCCTTGCGCTTTTGGTCGACGTGCTCATCCCATCGATCGGCTGGATCCGCACATGAATAAAACCGCCCCGGCCGGCGCCGGAGCGGTATCCGTATAACCTTTTGCCCTTGTGGTGAGAATTTGCTTATGAACTTTACATCTACGTGGAAAATCTCCGACCCGCTCGCGCAGTACATCATTTACCTGCGCAAGTCCCGGAAGGACATGGAGGCCGAAGCTCTCGGCCAGACCGACACGCTCAAGCGGCACCGGGCCGCGCTTTTGTCGCTGTCCGAAAGCCGCGGGCTGAACGTCATAGAGATCTGCGAGGAAGTCGTGACCGGCGACTCCATTGCCGTCCGGCCGGAGGTGCAGAAGGTCCTGCAGCTCGTCGAGACCGGGAACTATGCGGGCGTCATCGTCATGGAGGTCGAGCGTCTGGCGCGCGGTGACACCATCGACCAGGGCATTATTGCCCAGACCTTTAAATACTCCGACACCCGCATCATCACGCCGAACAAAACCTACGACCCGAACAACGAGATGGACGAGGAATACTTTGAGTTCGGCCTTTTTATGTCGCGGCGGGAGTACAACACCATCAAGCGCCGCCTGTCCCGCGGAAAGGAGGCATCCTTGCGCGAGGGCAAATGGATCTCCGGCAAGACGCCCTTCGGCTGGTCGCGTGAGAAGCTGCCGAATGACAAGGGCTATAAGCTCGTCCCGCACCCGGAGCAGGCCCCAGTCCTGCGGCAGATCTACAACTGGTACACCGGTGAGGGCTGCGCGCGCATCGGCGCGAAGGCGATCTCCACGCGGCTGAACAGCCTCGGCGTCCCGACCAACTCCGGCAGCCTCTGGCGCGCGGACTCTGTGCTGGATATCCTGCGCAATCCGGCAAATGCTGGCTGGATCAAGTCCGGCGGGCGTCCAGAGACGAAGCGCATTGTCGACGGCGCTGTCGTCGTCAGTCGCCCCCGCACCCGGCAGGAGGATCTGAAGCTTTATAAAGGACTGCACGACGGCCTGATCTCGCAGGAGCAGTACGACAAGGCCGTCGCTCTGAGCTATTCCAGCGCCAGCCCGCGCGGCAAGGGCGCATGGGGGACCGTGACGAGCCTCGCCGGGCTCGTCCGCTGCGACCAGTGCGGCCGCGTTATGGTTCGCCGTCCGTCGTCCGGCAACCGCCGCGATACACTTCTTTGTCCCTCCTACGGCTGCACGACCGTCAGCGCGTGGTATGATGATGTAGAGGACGCCGTGCTTGATGCTCTGCGTGGCTGGCTGCGCGAGCTGGAGCTCGGTGAGGCCGCTGCGCCAGATGACACGCCCATGCGCACCGCGCTCGAGTCCTCGATCGCCGCCGACCGCAAGCAGCTTGCCAAGCTGGAGGCGCAGGAGGCCCGCGCGTATGAGCTGGTCGAGACCGGCGTCTATACGCCGGAGATCTTCTTGCAGCGCTCGCAGGCGCTCGCCGCTGACAAGCAAGTCATCGTCGACCGCATCGATGCCAGCCAGACCACGATCCATGAGCTGGCCCGTGCCAGACAGGCCCGCGCCCGTCTGGCCCCCGCCGTCCGCCGCGTCCTCGAGACCTATCCGCTCGCCGCATCCCCGCAGGAGAAAAACGCCCTCCTGAAAACTGTCCTGCAGAAGATCCTCTACCATAAACAGGCCAAATCCTACACCAAATCCGGCAGCGACATGCACGTCACCCTCTATCCCCTCGCGGATTGATGGTTATACATTTATTCGGTACGCATGAATGAATCCCATCTAAATATAGATTCTATAGCAAGCTGAAATCCCTCCTGGTGACAGGAGGGATTTCTTTATTTTGCGATATGCTCATAATACGCCATGAGCTTCTGTTCCGGCCCCGGGCCGTCTTTATCGAGCAGAAACGCTTTTGCCAGCGCGGCGTAGAACTCCGGGCGGTTGAGTCCGAACTCTACGGCGACGGGGTAGTAATCCGAGTACATCATGTTCATGGTCACGCCCCACGCCCAGCGCGGGACCACAGGCGCCTGAATGCCCATGCTCTCGGCCACGGCCGTCGTCTGTTCCATCGTCCAGTGCGGGCCGGTCGAGCCGTCGGCGTTCTTCATGCGGGCCTTCCACGCTTTTGCGTCGTCCTCGGTAAATTCCATCATTTTCGTGGACTCACGAAAATGGTCGTCACCTAGCTTATGCAGCGCGCAGATAGTATCCGCATACACCATAACTTCCTCCGCGCGCCCCAGCGTCACCGGACGTTCCATGATCTCATGCAACTCCTTATGGAGTTTTTCAATATATTCCTGCATATCATGCCTCCTGAATGTACTTGTATAGACTGTCAATATCGTCCGCAACAAAAGTTAGTTTGCCGATAAACGGAATCCTTATCGGGAGTTTTCGTCCATCGAGCCGAGGTCTTGCCTTATTATAGAGCCTGTCAATGTCAATATCCCCGTGCTCATCCATAATTTGCATTGCTTTGACCCACGGGTTATCTCTCAGTACAAGCAGTTGCTCTTTGCTGCCGTCTGCCAGCAAAGACAACCCAACGCCTGCCACAAAGGACCGCACCTCGTCCATATGTGGGGATGCTACTGTATCAAAAAAGCGCAAAATTCCGCGCATGGCCTGATCTATCGTCACTGTCATTGCAGTTTCCCTCCTTTAAGGATGGGGCGGCGATTGCCGCCCCGTTTGCTTATTTGTTGCAGCAGCGCTGGATCGGGTTGTAGAGAGTCTGCGCCGTGGTCGCGGTGCCCGTGGTGACGTCGGCGACCTGCTTTGGATAAAAGGTCGCGTTGACGTAGGTGACAATGGAGTTGTCACCGCAGCAGCGGCGCTCGGCCTCCATCTTGACCGCGTCAAGCGCTTCCTTGCGGACAGACTCGACGTCCTGCTTGACCAGCGTGAAGCTGTCCTCGGTGCGCTGGTTGTGGACGGCCTGCTTGCACAGCGCCTCACGGACGTCCTTGAGCTGCCCATCGATATAACCGTACACCTCCAGCATCTTGCCGTCGTTGTACGTGTTGGCCTTGAGCAGCGCGATCTCGCTGTCCTTCGCGGCCAGCTTCTGCTCCCGGTCGAGATCGTAGCGCGTGACCGGCATGTTCTCGCTGCACGTCGGCTCCTGCTGGCGCGAAGCCAGCGCAGCGGCCAGCGCTGCCATGGCGGGCGTTGCCGCAGCCGCCGTCACTTCTGCGGCAGCCGCCCGGTTGTTCTGTCCGAGGCCGCCCAGCAGATTGCCGAGCCCGCCGTTTGCCAGACTCATCGCGGCGCCGCCGATGCCAAAGCCCAGCGCAGTCCCCGCGAGTCCCTTGCTTGCGTATTCCATAAAAAAATCCTCCGGTAAAAGTAGTAAGCTGGCCAGCTCCTACTCTCATTCTGCCGCTTTCCCGGTTTTTATGGGGGACAGTTCCGGGACATCTGTGTACCATTTGTGGGACATGCTTTCCTCTTAAAAATTTTCCCAGTACCCCTCTTGACTTCTACACATTTTTGAGTTTATACTAGGGGTGCGGAGAGATCCGCGAAAGAATCCTGAAATCTGGCACCGCACGATCCGCGGCACAACCATTTCAGGAATCTACAGAGATTGAACGTCGCCGTTCATCATCTGCCCATGAAAGCGGAGATCCCTTGCCGTTAAATAGGGAGCTAAAAAAGCGGAAATCCCTTGCCGTCAAGTAGGGAGCCAAAAAAGCGGAAATCCCTTGCCGTTAAGTAGGGGCTTAAAAAATCATGGGCAACTAAAAGCGAGACTTCTGCAGTCTCGCTTTTTCTTTCCCGGAAAGGTCGAATCTTGGAGAATCTTTTTATCTGCCACATCAGTGAGCGCTATATTTCCTTCCTCCATTCCCGTGACTTCCGTGTCCCGTTCAACAAGGGCCAGCGTCGCCCCTATGTCGGCGTTGTTCTCACTGTCGGAAGCTTCCGCTATTTCGTCCCCATGGAATCCCCGAAGCCAAACCATGCCAATCTAAAGCCCGGCAAGCACATCCTGAAGCTTGACGGTGGACGCCTCGGTCTTCTCGGCTTCAACAACATGGTCCCTGTTCCTGATTCTGCGATCCTTGAATACGACATTTCCGCAGAGCCGGATGTGAAGTATCGCAACCTGCTCCTGAACCAGATCGAGCATTGCAACCGTCAGAAGCTTGCCATTCTGGATCATGCCAATCGTACATACTACGATGTCGTCAATGGAAAGAGCAGCTTCATCTGTAAGATCTCCTGCGACTTCCGCGCGCTGGAGCGCGCATGCAGATCGTATAACCCGAACTATCGTCCGAAAGCCAATCCCGGAACATAGAAAAAGCGCCATGAGCCGTTGCTCATGGCGCTTTCTCTTTGTCCGTTTTCCCTACCAGACGGCGGGCGATATTGTAGATGTGCGGCAGGCGGCGGGAGATGGTTTTTCGGTCGACGCCGATCTCGGCGGCGGCGTCCAGCTGCGGGAGCCTGCGCACGATATAAAGATTCACAATCTGCTGATCGATTTCATCCAATAAGCCCTCGTCAGTGACGCGCTCCCAGTCGCTGCGCGTGAGGTGTTCCAGCTCCTTCGGCAGAGCCAGCCGCGCAGTTATTTGCTGTCACTCCCTTCGGCCCGCCGTCCAGGCAGGTTTTATCTCATGGCAGCAGCCAGTTTTTTCAGGAGATCATCGCCGTACTTGTAGTCGGCGAGATATTTGATCGTGTTGTCCGCAAGTCCTGCCTTTGCCTTGATGGTCTTCTTGGCGTCCTCGACGGCCTTGTCGACGGTTTCCGTGTCGTAGTCCACCCACGGGAGCTTGCCGTGCTTCTTCCATACACGGCTGTTGTAGCCGCCCTTTACGCCGATGTTGCCGACGCCGGTGATCTGCACGCCATTATCCCAAATGGGCGTACACTCAACGGCCAAGCCGTCTCCGATGTACAGGCCCCAGTGCCCGGGCATCCACAGGCCTTCGCCTGGGACGAGCTTGTCCCAGCCGGATGCGGATACGTCCTTGCACTTGGCAATCATACCGTCTGCGGATACGTCCGGGACGGCGTTTCCGGCGTAGCGGGCGCCGCCGTGGTAGGCGTTTTTGTTGCCGTTCCAGCCCCACAGGATCCCCTTCGTGAGATTCACGCAGTCAAAGCCAAAGTAGCCCTTTCCGATCAGCCCGCGGAATCTGGCCTGCTTTGCGGCGTCGTACCAGTCCGGGTATTGCTTTGCCTTCTCAGTGATGATCCCATCCGTGACCGGAGAGCCGAAGCAGCCCCACATGTACACGGTTTTGTAATTCTTTGCAACGTCGATGTGCCGCCTGACGAGCTCGGAGGCTTTCATGATGCTCATTTCTGCGCGTCCTCCTGCGGTTTGCTTGCCGCATCGATGGCGTCCTGCGCTTTCTGGCTCTGTGTGCCAAAGTAAAACGCGATCACGACGGTGTACACCATCATAAAGTCCTGCGAGATCTTCCCGGCGACTGCCATGTACGCAAATACCGCCGTCAGCACCAGCGTGACGATGGATTTGACGCTCAGCAGATTGCCGAGCCGCTTCTTGATGTTTTCCATATGTATGCTCCTTTCAGTCCTTCAGCACGATCTCCGCGATGCGTGCTGCCGCTTCCGGGCCGTATTTCTCGGCCCATTTATCCATGTACTTCTGCGCGTACTTCGCGCGGTTCTCATTTTTGGCCTTCCAGAGGTAAAAGCCGCTGGAGGCCGTTGTTTCGGCCAGCACCGCAAGCGTGATCTCCGTCAGGTCTGCACCTGCCGCGCAGGCGATGATGAGCGCGAGGCTGACGAGCGCGCTGCAGATCAGCCACTTCTTGCTAAACTCCATTGTGCTCACACTGCGCCTCCAGCTGGTGCAGGAATTTTTTCACGTCTCCGTTCCCGCCCATCTTTTTATACTTCTCTCCGGCGATCAGGCGTTCGGCCATTGGCATTTCCTCCGACATGATGGTCAGACGGAGAATTGCGAGATACTGCTCGTCCTGATGCTCCTGCATTTTCCCGAGCTTTTTGTCGATCTCTGCAAGGTGCGCCTCCTGCGTTGTGGCCTTGCCGCGCTTTTTCTGTATCGCGCCGACGATTGCCTGAACGACGGTCGTCAGCGCAGACGAACCGAGCACGGCGCAGACGATGGTAACGATGATTGTCTTGGTGTCCATGGCTATGTACCTTCTTCCGTGATCTTCTTCCACCCGTCCGGGTTAACTGATGGGTTCCAGACGTTGGCGGCGAGCAGGGATTCGTAGAGCTCGTCCTTCCACCAGCCTTTTTCGCCTTTGGAGAAGGCAAGGCCGGCGGTGATGGTCTCGGGGATGAGGCGGTAGCCCTGCTTGTACTGGATATCCTCCCAGAGGTTCTTGGCGGCGTCCGGCGTATTTTCTGCCGTGTCCCAGAGGTCGACGGCGGCGCGCTTGATGCCGCCCTGCCAGCATATGCGCGTACCGGACTTGACGAGACTGCCGTCCCCCGTCAGCTGCGGGAACAGCTCCGGGGCCTCGGACGCGGTCTTATCGTCGAGAGAGGCAGCAGCCGTCTCGATGGCGTAGCGCAGGTCCTTCGCCCTTTCCTCGCCGATGGCGGTATAGACGGGCATGCCCATGAGGGTGGCGGCAGTGTGCTGGGCGGCGGCTTTTTCGGCCTCTGCCCGCTCTAGGGGCATGGGCTTGCCCATTTTGACGGTGATGGTGCCGTCGCGGTTGTCGGTGACGGGACCGGCGAGGATGAAATCCGCGTAGTCGTCCATGTAGCGGTCCTCGGCGGTCTCGGTCGTCGACTTGACGGTTCCGTCCTCGTTCATCTGGACGTTGCCCTCTGCGTCCAGCACAGGGACGGCCGTGGTGTAGCGGTGGATCATGCCCCAGACGGCGCCGTCGCAGAACAGCGCCAGCGGGTCTGCAACCGCGCTCTTTTCGATGGTGACGGCGCGGCTCTCGCGCCCGCCCCAGTCGGCGTCGCGCATGCGGCCGGCGGCCGGCCGCGTCTCGATCTCCTGCCCTCCGATGGTGATGTACCAGGTGTCCATAAGTTCCTCCTGTCTATTGCTGCACGGCATTGGCCTGCAGCCATGCTAATAGTGCTCCTGCTGGTGGCTCGTCAACGGTCACTGTCCGGAACGCTTCTTGCGTCCAGTTTCCGTTGAAACCCGCATACCACGTTCCTTCCGTTTTGCTGTTGTAAGTGTTTGATGGCGTAGGATGTGCCGTCTTTCAAAATGTGGTGTGTGCCCATGTGGGTCCTCCTTTATGCTGCAAGGGTGTAGGTGCCGTCGGGGTTGGCAATGACGGCGGTGGTGGCGGGAAGGGTGAAGGCGGGGCGGACGCCGTTCCCGCTTCCACAGTACTGTTCGGTGACATTCCCTCCGGTATCCAACACGTACACGTCTGTACTTGAATATTCTTTTGGGGTTCTGGTCCATTGATGAATATTAGATCCATTTAGTTTTGCGACAGCAAGCAGGCTACGCACCGTCTGGTCCAATGGAGTCCCATCTCCGCCTCCGCTCTTCAGCTCACCTATGGACAGTATAAACGCATTTTTCGTTAATTCTCTCCTCGTTTGATATTCATCGATGTAGCAGTAAATTTTTGTTTGCCCTGCCGCGCCTTGAATGGCAGAGTCCAACAGCCCGAACCATGTATCCGCGAGGAAATCGGATACAGTGGATGTTGGGAATAGGTTGGAGATGCTCCACTGGGAGAACTCAATTCGTTCGTAGCATTCCTTGCGCACAATCAGCGTGCGCCCTGCGCCGTTAAGTCCGCTCTCGTAGTCGTGCTTCGCAATATAAAACGGCACGGGGCTGCCGGATTCATTCAGGTACAGGATCGCGCCGGGGGTGATGGTGTTCAGGGGAATGCCCTTCGAAAACGGTACGGTGAACGCCGTCCCGCCGATGAGGTTCTTCCCGGCTTTGCATCCGTAGCCTGTGCCGCCGATCAGATCCCGGCCACCCGTCACGGAATAGGCCGTGCCGGAGATCAATGTCTTGTGCGCCATGGGGCCTCCTCACTCATACTGCCAGTTGATGGCCATGTTCTCGGTCGGCGTAGTCTCCGCGGAGACCAGCGTCTGCTTGGTGATGTTGCCGGTCTTCATATAGTCCGTGCCCGCCACGGCCACCGCCCACGCCGTCGGCTTCCCGCTGGCGTCCACCGCCTTGACCTTGATCAGGTCCCCGACAGAAGCGCCGGAGGCAAGGATCACATCTTGCTTGCCAGACAGGTCGACCAGGCCCGCAGCCTGTGAAGCAATCTCCTGCTTATCGGCGTCGGTAAAATAATCTGTTCCCTTTACCGGCGTCGCGCCCGTGGGCCCTTGCGGCCCGGTTGGGCCTTGTGTCCCAGTCTCGCCTTGCGGCCCGGTCGGGCCCTGTGGGCCCGTCTCGCCCTGCGGACCCGCTGGCCCTTGCGGGCCAGTCTTGCCCGGCTCTCCCTTCTCGCCGGGGTCGCCTTTGTCGCCCTGCTCCCCCTTCTCACCGCGCGATGGCTTCCCGGTGTCGGTCTCCCCAAAATACCAGTTTCCATTCGTGCCGATCGTCGGCGTCACGCCATTTGCGCCTGGCGCACCGTTGTCTCCGGCCGGACCCGTTGGCCCCTGAGGTCCCGTCTCACCCTGCGGACCCGTAGGTCCTTGCGGTCCAGTCTCGCCCGGTTCGCCCTTTGCGCCTGGATTGCCTTTGTCGCCCTTATCGCCTTTCTCGCCGCGCGACGGCTTCCCGGTGTCGGTCTCGCCCAGATACCAGTTTCCATTTGTGCCGATCGTCGGCGTCACGCCGTCGGCGCCCGCCGGGCCGGTGCTGCCCGTCTCGCCCTTTGCGCCGGGGTCGCCCTTTTCGCCCTTTTCGCCCTTTGCGCCCTGCAGCGGTCCGTTGTTGACCCACGCATTCGTCACGCCGTCGTAGATGTAAATGTCATACGGTGCAGCCGCGCCCACGCCGTAGGCGTCGCCGACCTCCGGATTCTTGACCGACGCCTGCAGCGCGGAGACCGAGCCGTAATAGCCCTTGACCGTAAAGCCCGTTCCCGTATCGCCCTTCGGGCCGATCGGGCCTGCCGGGCCCTGTGGGCCGGTCTTCCCCTGCGGGCCGGTTTCTCCCTGCGGGCCAGTCGCGCCCGTGTCGCCCTTCTCTCCTTTCTCTCCCTTTTCGCCGGGTTCCCCCTTCGGGCCAGTGTCGCCGGTCGCGCCCTTCGGGCCTTCCGCGCCGGTCGCGCCGGTGTCGCCCTTCGGCCCCTGCTCGCCCTGCGGGCCTGTCTCGCCCTTTGGCCCCTGCGAGCCGGTTTCTCCCTTCGGGCCCTGCGCGCCGGTGTCACCCTTCGCGCCTGTGTCTCCCTTCTCGCCCTTGACGGTCTCGACGTTAAAGTCAAATGTCTTCCCGTCCGAAAGCGCGATCGTGTACGTTGCCGTCGTCCCGCTCTGCGATTTCTTCGTGATCGACGTGATGCTCGCGCCCGCCTCGCCGGTCTCGCCCTGTGCGCCGGCAGGTCCGGTCTGCCCCTGCGGCCCCGCCGGTCCCGTCTCGCCCTTCGGCCCCTGCGGGCCCATGACCGAGCCGAGGTCTATCACGCTGCCGTCCGTCAGCGTGAAAATCAGCTTCCCCGCGTCCGTAACCTCCACGGCCTTTACCCCGCGGGAGATCAGCCCGCCGATCGTCACCGTGATCTGATTCGGAATTTCTACCCTCATACCTGCTCCTTACTCCACAAATGCCCGGTTCCCGCTCGCCAGCGTCGTCTTGTCGCCGTGCGTGTACCGGATATCGTAGGTGTACTTTCCCTTCGTGAATTTTGCCGTGACCGTCGCGTCGAAGTTCAGCGTGACCTGGTCATTCTCCACCTTCGCAAAGCTGAACGTGTGGACGGTCTGCCGCGTATCGTCCAGAAACACGACCGCCATGCTGTCCGTCGTCCCGATCGTGACGGCCTCGCCGTCCTGGTCCTTCAGGTCGAACCGCAGCACGATCGAGAATGTGTCCCCCTCGTACCACCGCAGCACCCCTTTGTCGATCCTCGGGCTCGGATAAGCCCCCGGAATTGGCGTCGCCATACCGCATCCCTCCTTTTCATCCAGTGTAGCAGACCCCCGCGCCGGATTCACCCCACGCGCAGCGCAACTTCCGCTTGCCATTCCCTCCCGCCGGTGCTATACTGGTTCCATCAAATACAAGGAGGCTTCCCCATGCTCGACGAAAAAGATATTGAGAAAATCCAATCCATGATCGACCAGGCCAAAGACGACATGCTCAAGCAGTCTGCAGCCAACACCCGCGTCATCATCGAGAGCAGCGTCATGAAAAAGCTGGACCTCCTGATTGAAGGCCAGCAGTCTCTTCTCGAGACCCTCGCACCGAAGAGCCGCGTCGAAGAACTCGAAGAAGAGGTCTCCTTCCTCAAATCCGTCGTCCACCTGCACAGCCAGCGCCTCGCGGAGCTGGAAAAAGCGCAGTAACTCCAAAACCGAAGGCCGGGGCATCCGCCCCGGCCTTCTTGTTTTACTTGTCCTTCTTCTCCTTTGCGGCATCCTTCACCCATTTGTCGATATCCTTGGATTTCTCCTTCCGGTTGAAGCCCAGCGCCGCGTAGATCTCGAGCAGCTTCTGCTTGAGCTTTCTCCGCTCCTCCGGCGTCGCGGCAAGGTACTGCTCCTTGTACGCCGTCGTGATCTGTCTGCTGAGATCCTTTGCTTCCTTCCCGTGCTCTAGGTATTCCCTCGCCGCCTCCTTGACGTCTCCGCCCGCCTCGATCGCGTTCAGGAAATCATCGTACATCTTGTCGTCCTTGTCGTCCGCCTTCCGGACCCACTCGCGGTACTTCCAGTACGCGTCGTCCTCGTCCTTTGCCCAGTCGTTAGCGACCATCCGCTGGATGGCCTTCTCCTGCGTCACCGTCCCGGCGACCGCCGCGTCGCGCAGCTCGTCGCGGTTGTGGTTGTCCTCAGCCTCCGCGAGGTACTTCTTCATGAAGTCGATCTTGCCCTGCTCGTCGAGCTTGTCCATCTCCTTCTGCTGGTCCTCGTTGGCGAACACCTGATAGAAATACGCCGTCTTTGCCGTGTCGCTGATGCTGTAGCTCTTGAGCAGCATCTTCTTGTCGTATTCCTTCTCGACGTTCTTGATCGCCTGCACGAACGTGTAGGTCTCCCGCTGGTCCTCGCCTCCCTCCGTGATTGCCTGATAGGCTTTCGTCTCCTTGACGGACAAAGACTTGAATCCATTTTCGATCCAGTCCTGCGCCTCCTGCGTCGCCGTCCTGCCGAACAGCACGCCCTGCGCCAGCTTCAGCGGCACATCGCCCGGCCGGTCTGTGTACGTCGGATATTGCAGCTGCTGCTCGCCCTCGTTGTTGAGCCTGTATTTGCCGCCGTTCACCACGGACATGATGCCCTGCAGGCTCTTTCGTGCCTGTCCGCCGCCCATCGGCAGCGCCGCATACGAAAGCGGCTTCGAAAGCTCGTCTACCAGCACCTGCGCTTTCTTCTTCGTCGCCATGTCCTCTTTGCTCGACAGCAGCGCCTTGTTGACCTTCTCCATATCCGGGAACGCCGAGATGACCGCAATGCGGTTTCCCTGCAAATCAAGCCCCATCCATTCGTCCAGCCCGAACATTGCCAGCAGCTGCGTGTTCGGCAGCTCGTCGACCACGCGGCTCGCAAAGCCCTTCCATACTTCCTCCGGCGTCTTCTTCTCCGTCGTATAATCCCAGTTCTTCGGGTTCACGCCGTACTCGGCCATCGCCTGCCACGTGTTCGGCACCTTGTACCCCGACACGTCGCCGACCGTATCGTTCAGCATGTCCAGCGGGTCCAGCGCCGGCCGCCTGCCAAGGATCGCTTCTGCCGCCTCATTATAGAGCCACGCGCCGATGAGGAATTTGAGCATGGCCTTCGCCAGCGCCGCCACGCCCTTCTTCCGCTCCTCCTGCGCCATATCCTTGAAGATCCAGCTGAGCTCATTGTTGACCTCCAACTGGAACTGCGTGAACATCTTCACGATAGGGCTGCGCACCGTGTACATGAGCGGCGTCGCGCCCTTGCTGCGGTCTGCCATGATGCCGGACGCGAACTGGTCGGCTTCCTCCAGCGCGCTTTGCTGCGACATGCCGCGCTGCATGTTCTCGATCACCCGTGCCCGGACGATGGACCCCGTCGTAAATCCATCGATCTTCTCCATCACCCATCCCGCGATCTCAGACGCCTTATCCATGCTTGACTGTGAAAGTCCGTGATACCCGCTCCGGTTGTTGATGAAGACCGACTGCTGGTCCAGCCCGTCCGCCTGCACGTAGTTCGCCAGCGTGTACCACATGCCCTTCATCATATTGACCGTGCTCGTCTGCGCCCACGCCTGCGTCAGTGGGATGAAGTTTGTGACCGCCGAGCCGATATTTGCCGCGACCATGTTCGCGCCCACGCGCTGCTGGGCCTTCCGCACAAAGTTGTAGATCTTCTGCGGGATATGCTCTTCAAGCCATCTGTCCGCACCGGTTCGCTTTCCTGCCAGTACGTTCGTGTACTCCGTCAGCCATGCCGCCATGTGTGACATTCGCGTCCGCCCATTCTTCGAAAGCTCATCGATCAGCTGCTGCTTCTTGTCCGGGTCAAGCGCGTTATTTGCCTCGATCGCGTCCATCTGACGCCGGATTCCTTCGTCGCTCGCGCGGTAGCGGATCTGCGTCTCCAGTGCCCGCATGCGCTGCACATCCTCCGTGTGGAAGATCACGTCGCTCGCCGTGTCCAGATACAGATCAAGTCCCTTGATCGCATTGTACGCCGTCGCGTAGCCCAGCCGTTCGTTGGCATTCTTGAAATACCGGATGCCCGGCCGGAATCTGGACGTCAGCCCGTTGATCGTCGTCGGCAGCGGTGAGACCGTCCCGGTGAAGCCCAGCTCCCGCCCAAACCGCGCAAGGATGCTTTCCTCATTTTCCGTGAAGTGTGGGAAGTACCCGCGCCGGTAGGAGACCGGGTCATAGCCGAACTGCACGCGCACCTGGTTTATCATGTCGAGCAGCTCATCATAGATCTTATGGAACTCCGCGATCGCCTTGTCGATCTTTGCGAAGTCCATGTTCGGGTTATCCGCTTTCAGCTTCTGGATGACAGCCAGCCATTCTTCATAGGTCTTGCCGTCCTTCTTCGCCTCCGCGTCCTGCCCCTTCAGCATCTCCGCGTTCTCCTGTGCCTCGCCCAGCAGCTGCACGGCGTAAGCCTCGGAGTCTGCGTTCCCTCTCATGACCTTCTCGCTGATATCCAGCTTCTTGACCCGCTCCTGAATTTCAAGGATGAAGTTCTTCCGTGCACTCTCGTTCTGCTTGATCTTGTAGATATACTTGTTATTGAACTTCTTCGCCAGCACATCGCCGCCCGGGATCTTCCGCATCACGTCCGCGAAGTTTCGTTCCGGCGTCTCCGTGTCGTAGCCCCAGCCGGACCCCTTGTCGGCCCACTGGTCAAACTTCGCCGCGTCCAGATCCGCGTCCACCTCGTCAAGCATCCGCTGCTTGTTCTGCATGCGCCATGCCCGCAGCGTCAGCATCCGCGCGTCATACGCCGCTTTCGCCTCATAGACGTCCAGAATGCCCTTGCTGTTTTTCATCTTACGCACGGCTTCCTCGCTGATATCTCCGCGCAGCAGCGCGCCGACGATCTTCTGGTCTTCCGCCGTCAGCAGGTTCTTGTTCATAACATACTGCACACGCCCACGGAGCTTCTTGACCTCCTTGCTGAGTTCCAGTGCTTCTCCTGCCGACTGCGGGATCGCCAGCCCCAGCAGGTCCTTCGCCTTCTTCTGCCGGTCGAGATACCGCTGCGTGACCCGCAGATCTGCGGCAAATTCCTTGACCGCATTCCTCGCGTCATTTTTCGCCCAGTCCAGCCGCGCATTCGTCGCTCTGGCCTCGAACACATTCTGCTTGACCTTGCTGACCTCTGCCGCGTCCACGCCCTTGTAGCCCTCGATCCATTCGCGCGTCTTCCGGATTCCTTCGGCGACCTTGTAGATCTGCATGATCTGTGCGCCCGCCGTTTTGTTGCTCGCCGGGAACAGCTGCGGTGCCTTCTTGTGGAGCGTCCAGTAAACGTCACGCACCGGCATTCCGTCGTCCCTGATTTGCAGGCTCTTCGCCGCCTGCTGCCGGAACTGATTCCAGTATCGGATATCCTCTTTGTCCTGCGCCGGAATGGAGATCTTCTGATTCTCGATGAATTTCAGGACTCCCTTGTACTCCTCATAGTACGACCGGTTTTCCTCCATGCTGATCTCCGCCGCCGCGTCGACCAAATCGCCCACCAGCTTATTGTCCAGCTCGCCGGTCTGCAAAAACTTCCGCACGATCTGCTCCGTGAACGGCTGCAGCGTCTCCCGCTTCGCCTCCGGCGAAACGCCGAAGCTCCCCGCGATCTTCGCCAGCAGGAAGTTTTCCGCCCGCCTGGTGTACTGCGCCGCCTTCTCCCCCATCAGATCCCGATACCGCCCGTCCTGCGAAGAATACCGGATATCCGGGTTCGTTAGGCTGAAACTTCCGTTGTTTGCAACCGCGGACTTCACCTGCGCAGAATCAAACACAGCCCATGCCTTCACGCCGTTCTCAACCGCCTGAACCCCGTCGTATCCATGCCGTTTCAGCATCTCTACCATCCCCGGCGTATTGATCACCTGCCACATGAGCTCCGGCTTCCCCGCCTGTTCCCATACGGCTTGCAGTTCGCTAGGTCTGATCTGTAGCCGCTTCGCAAGATCCACATAATTCCCGCTGTATCCGCCGTCAGTGTTTCCAACATCCGCCGGATTCTCCACGCGAATATATGCCGGGATAATACGATCGACGTTCCCTGCGTAGATCGATGCCTCCGGCAGAATTCGCTCAACGCTGCGCGTCGCAGTGGAGTATTCTTCCGCGTACTTGATGTTTGCAGTCAGCCAGATCGGTTTCCCGCCTACATCAAACTTTGTAAATTTCGCTCCGGCACCGTGGAACACCAGCAGTGGCTCGCCTGTCGTGTTCGTTGCCTTGCTGTCTGCGAACCAATCCCGGAACGCTGCCGTCTGCGTCTTCTCCCGCTCATCAATCAGTTTCTGCATGAGCCTCGGATTCCGCAGGAAAACGGCGTCCTTAAACACACCGCGCCCGCTCCCATCGTCCAGCATCACAGAGACGGTCTCAAGGTTCTGTTTATCCCGCTCCGACGCCTGCCGCGCGCTGGCAGAGAATTTCCTCTTTGCCGTCTCTGCGGTAGTTCCAACACTTACAACATCTGAAAATTTTTCTCCGCGCAGGTTGACACTTTTGCCCTCATAGGATATACTACCTATAGAACCACTCCGCAGAAGGGACATGGGCATTTTGAAGCCCATGCCGCGAAGAAGCGGGATGGTTCTTTTTTCGTCTGCAAACAGAATGAAACTCCGCTTTATGAAGTTTTCCGGTGCCACGTCCTTCGAGTACGCGCTGGATACTTTCTGCATATCGTCAATCAGCAGACCATTTTCTGTTGGCCGCAGATCTAGGACACACATAATGCTCCGTCCGTCCTGCGCCTTTATCGCACCGAACATCGCGAGACGGCTGTTTCCGTACTGGCTTCTCGCATTGTTTTTGCTTTTCAGAATCAGAACCGGATCGTCCAGAATCTCCGGGATCCGCTGGATCTCGCGGATCGTCATTTCCGAATGCTCCTTCAGAATGGTGCTGATCTTCTCGCCGTTCATATAAATATCGCTTTCGATTGCCCCCAGCCCTTGCAGCGTCGCGCCAGTCTCACCCAGCGCAAAGGACGTGCCCTCCGGCATCCCGGACTTGTACCATGCCGCCACTCTGCTTTTGAAATCCTGTGCAATCGACATCTTCGCCGGCGGCGCTCTCGCGCTGCCGGATTTTTTCTGCCACTGGCCGACCTCCATCTTCACGTCCGCGCGCAGCTTGTTCGTGCCGTAGTCCGTTCGGTTCATGCCGGCGTAGGTGTCCGCGACGATCTCCTCGACGTAGGCGTCCGTGTCGTCGCCGTAGATTCCGGCGTATGCGTCCACGTAGCTCTCGATCATCTCCTTTGTGATCTTGCCCTCGCCCAGCAGCCGCTTCTGGATCTTCGCCGCCATCTCCGGCCAGCGCTTGACAAGCAGGTGATATCCCTCGTGCTTCGCCAGCTCGAACGCAGAATACTCCTCGCTGTCCGCCCGGATGAGCACGGAGCCGTCCTCCGTCACGGCAGCGTCCGCATAAAACGTCTCCCCATCGATCTCCTGCGTCAGCTGCCCGGTGAAGAACCGCGCATTCTGTACGCCCATCGACCGGAAGAACTTTGCCGCCGCCTGGATGTCCTCGCTTCTTCCCTCCTGCCCCTTCGGCATGACGCGCACTTTTTGCGCGTTGTTCTCTCCGAAACCGAGCTCCGAAAGCGTTACTTCATCCCAAGCTTTTGCGAGATCTCTTGCACCCTCCGCTCTCTTTCTTCCGGTGTCAGCTCTTTGCTGCTGCGCTGTGCTTTGGCGAACGCCTCCAGCCTGTCCTTCGGCACGCTGACCAGCCTGCCCGATTTGTCCTTCATCAGTAACCTCGATACTGCCATTGTTTACCCCTTTCTGTCCTGCGGCAAGGCCCGCTCGATAGGCTGCTGCCGCCACGTCCTGATTCATTCCTTCGGCGTAGCGCATCGCCCGCTGCTCACTCGCGCCGAGTCTGCCCTGCTCATAGACCTGTCCGAAGCTCTGCGCATACTGCTCCGCCGGCATGCCCGTCGTGTTCCCGTTCAGGAAATACGCCGCCGTCTGCTCGTCGTAGCCTGCTCTCTGTGCCTGCGTCTGCAGATACTGTTCCTCCTGCTGCAGCGCGGCTTCATCGAGCGCCTGCTCCGCGTCCGCCGTCTGCTGCCGGGCGTACTGCTCCATGTCCAGCTCGCCCATATTCTCTGTCCCCGGAATGGGCGCAAGCAAGCTGTCCTGATCGTACTGCTGCTGTGCCGCCCGCTGCGCCTGCTGGACGGCCTGAACGCTCTGCTGTGCCCGATTCTGTTCCTGCTCCTGCTCCTGCTGGTACTGCTGCTGCTCGAGCCGGGTCAGCGTCTCCGGCACGCGCGGCTCCTGCCCTTCGTCCACGGCCGCCTGCTGCTCCTTCGCCACCTCACGCAGCGTGTTCTCCACGGCCTTCTGCGTCACCTCGCCGCCATCGTCCACGGTCTGCTGCAGTTCCTCGGCCAGCTGGTGCGCCCGTGTGCCTTCCTCCTGCGCCATGCCGTAATCAATAACGTCCTGCACTTCGCCCGCTTCTAAGACCGCTCTGGCCGTCTGCGTGACGTTTGCCTCCAAAATCACGCGGTTCACGCCCGCATACGTCCCGGACATGGCAAGGCCGGACAGGCCGCCCGCGAGGAACGAAAGGCTGTCTTCTTTTGCGAAGTCTCCAACCATCGCCGCCAGCGCCTGCGCCGGCGTCCTGCCCTCTGCGATATAATTTGCGTAGGCCGTCATGACCTCACCCCGGTCATGCTTCGCCACCACGTCATACGCACGGTTTAGCCAGTTGGACGCGATCTCTTCCGCGCCTTCCGACGCGAACGACCGCAGTGCCTTCCTCCACACGGCCTTCCCGCTCAACATGTTCTCGATGATATCGCCCACAGAATACTTTTCCGTGAAGCCCTCGATCGCGCCCTCGACGATACCGTCGACCAGCGCGTCCGCGTTGGACTTGCCGTTCTGAATGCCCTCATATACCGAATCCGCCGCGACCTGCGAGCCCATCACCCAGTTCATCGTCTCCGCGATCGCGTCCTTCGCGCCAGCCCCGGCCGCACCGCCGACCGTCCCGACGAGCCCCGTCGAGACCGCCATGTTGACCGCGCTGTCCAGCGCCGACGTGCCCGCCTGATAGAGGAACTGCCCCGTCGGGTTCATATTCTGCATCACGCTCTGCCGAATGCCGGAGGACAGGCGCGTCGCATTGTACGCCGGGCTGTAGATGTTCGTCGGCATATCCTCGTTCTGATAGCCGCCCGCCCACTTCGGCAATACGCCGCGCAGCGACTCCACATTGCCCAGTGCCTTCGCCGGTGCTGCCACCGCCGAGAAAAGCGTTCCCATGATCGGCGTCTGCTGCCCAATCTGTCGCGCCGCCTGGTCGAGCTTCTGCGCGTTGTCGTAGTCGTCCAGCACCTTCTGCCATTCCGCCAGCCGCTTGAGCGTGTCGTCGCTGTAGCCTTTTTCGTTGAGCGCCGTCTTCGCGTCGTACTTCGCATACGCCCGCACCTGATATCCGTTCAGTTCCTGCCCGCGGTACTGCCGGAGCAGATTCTGGTCTTCCTTACTCAGGTTCCCGATCGCCTCCTGTGCCCGGGCCAGCACGCTCTGGCTGTCGACCTGCGCCTTGCGCTCCTTCAGCGCGTCGATCTCGTTCTGCAGCTGCGTCACGCTCTTCCCATTTTCCGAAAGCCCGGTCCCGGAGAAATGCGTGTCCGCCTGTTCGATCTCCAGCGCCTCGATCTGCTTGTCCAGCTCCTGCGACGTCCGCCGCATCCCGCGCACCTGATCCCGCTGCGCGGTCTGCGCCGCTTTTGCACGCCGGTTCTGCGCATCCACGTCCTCCCGCACCTGCTGCGTGGCCGGCGCAAACCGGCCGGCCAGCAGTGCACTCTGTCCCTGCAGCGCCAGTGTCCCAAGCTTCAGCCCCTGCGCCGCCTCCACGCCGCGCAGATAATTCTGGTACGTCCCGTACTGCTTCTGCATGCCAGGCGACCGGCTGTATTCCTGCTCCGAAACCTTCCCGGAAACAGCCACGCCATTTCTCGTTTTCTGCGTTTCGTTGACCGCATTTTTATATGCCTCAAACGCCGCGTTCTGCCCCGGCGTCTGATAATTTCTGCTTCTGTAGTTCGGGTCGAACGCCGTATCCTGCACGGCTCCCGGATTCTTGTACTGTTCATATTCGCGCAGCGCGTCAAGCCCGCTCCGTTTGAACGTTGTGGTCTTTCCCTGTGTCTGCGTCTGCCCGTAAGACGTCGCAGAGCTGGCAGCGTATCCGCTGCCAGCTTCGTATTCCTTCAGGGCATCCAGCCCTGTCCGCCTCTTCTTTGCCATGTCCGCCTCCTTATCGTTCCAGCGGGATCCCGAAGCCCGCACGGTTCAGGATCGTCACCAGCTCGTTATACTGTTTCTTGCCTGCCGCGCTGGAAAGACTCAGCTGCCCAGCTACCCCGGCGAACAGCTCATATGCCTTCTGCTTCTGCCCGGCCTGGATCCACTCGGTCATGCCGCGTTTGAGCTGGTTGTAGGTCTGCGCCTGCGCACCTCCCGAGCCGCCTTTGTTGTACGTGTTGTCGATGTACCCCTTTCCGGTTTTGCCGGAACTGCTTCTCCCACCGCCGCCTCCGCCGCCGGATTTCTTCGCCGCGGCCTGCTCCGCCGCCAGCGCCTGCAGGTAGGCTGCGTTCTCGTTGTTTGCCTTCTGCGCCCAGTAGTCGAGCATCGTCGCCCACTGGCTCTGGTCCAGCGACCGTTCCGAGTTGTACGCGCTCCGCGCATCCGAAAGATCCGAATAATAATCGCTGACCGTATCCCGGTACCGGCCGTAGTCTGTATCTTCCCGACCCTTCACGAGACTGTACTGGTTATAAAGGTCCGTCCCCTCATCCTGATACCGCTGATATGCCTGCTGCTGCAGCTGCGGCACGATGTCGTTGAGGTTCTGCAGATACGCGTTGTACGCCTGCTGGCCCACCTGCTCACCGTAGGTTGAGCCATAGCCGCCCGTGAGTGCCGCCGCCTGCCCCATCGTGTCCTGCATGGCAAGCCGCCCGAGCCGCTGATACTGCTCACGGTACTGCTGGTACAGAGGATCCGTCCCCATATCATAGCTGAATTTCTTCCGGTTCCGGATCTGGTCATACAGGCTCGTCAGCTCATCGTCCCATCGCGATTGATACGCGCCCGGCTTGCTGGCCTTGACCTGCTCCAGATACGCCTGCGCCGCCTGCACGCTGCCCGACGGCGTGTACCCGCTCTCCAGCCCGTTCAGCTTGCTTCTCGTGTAGTCCGACACGCCGGACATGGTGTAAGGGCTGTTCCTGGTCTGATAGCTGCCGCCGTAGTTCCTCGTCGTCTGGTTCTTGTTCACCAGCTGCGACTGGTAGCTGCCGTCCGCGTTCACGCCCGTGATGCGGTACGTGCCGCCGCCGGTCACGACCTCGTCGCCGGTCGAAAGCCCCGCCGGTGCCCTGCCGCCCGACTCTACTCGATATACGCTCATAGTCTCACCGCCTTAAAGCTTGAAATGTGTCGCGTACTGCTTCGGCATGTACGCCTGGTTGTAGGCGTTGAAGTACCCCTGATAGTAGCTGTTGTACTTCGCCGCCTCGTTCGCATATTTTGTCGTCTCCCCGTTGGCGTCGCAGATCTTCATCCCCAGATACCAGCGGTAGATCTCATCATACGGCCACGGGATCAGAAGCTGTGTCTCTAAGTCCACGTCCTCCCCATAGCCCGTAAACGGCTCCGGTTCCTTCTCGTGCTCGTGCGTACAGATGATATCCCGATACACGATCCCGTCCAGCTCCGACAGCCACCGGACCTTATCCGGCGTCTCGTACTGGTTCGGCAGTAACCGGTCGACCGTCTCGATCGCTTCCCGAATTTTCATTTTTCCTCCTTACCAAAAGAAGGGGCATTTCTGCCCCTTCCTCTGCTTCCTGCCGTCATGGGCATTCACTTGTCAGTTGTCCGCCTGCGCGCGGCGGAAGGCTACCTCCTCCGCCATCCGCGCGTTCATCAGGACTTCATACACCGGCAGCGGGACCTGCACGTCCTTGCCCTTCGGCACCATGAACGTCCGGCCGTTCACCGCCACAAAGCGGCTCTGCTCCTCGTTCTCCTGCCCGCGGGGCAGGTAGATCGTCTTCATGACGTTCCACACGTCTTCCTGGTTTGCCTGTACAGCCGCCGCGGCGGTCTCTTTCGTTGCCATGCTATGTGCTCCTTTCTCAGTTCGCCTCGTCCGTGCCGGAGTATGCGCTGCAGCTCTCCACGCGGACCATGCGGTCCTCGTACAGCAGCTTCGCCGCCATCTCGGCCTTGTAGCCGACGGTCGAGAACTGTTTCAGCGGGCCGCCGATCTCGTCCTTATCCTTGACGATCATCTCAAGATTGCCGCCCTCCGGGTCGATCATCTTGTATGCGTCCTTGCCGAGGAACAGCGTCGCGTACACGCTGTAGTAGACCGCCGTTCCTCCGTCAGACGCTGCAGTCTTGACCGGGCAGGTCGAGTTGTTGAAGATCTTCGCCTCCGTCGTCTCGACAAACCGGACGCCGTGCAGCTCGCCGATCTCACCCGAGAACAGCGGCGTGACGTCTGCGTACTTGTGTGCCTCGACCCATGCTTTCGAGGATCGCAGGTCGTATGCGACCGACGGATGGATGATGGCGACGTACTTGCCGTCGATCTTCGGAGCCTTCATCTTCTTCAGCGTCGTCACGGCCTTGTTGACCTCGTCCGGCGTCAGCTTCGCCGTCAGGTCGAGGCCTGCGCGGCTGGTGACTGCCGTATGCGCGCCGCCCTCTGCGACCTTGTCGCAGTACTGCACGTTCGAGCCTGCCACGACCGCGTCGCGCACGCGCTTATCGATGGACGTGCCGGCGGAAGCGCCGAGTTCTTCGGTCGCACCCAAGATGACGTTATCCAGCGCATGCAGCTCCAGCTGGTCGGAGACCGTCACGTACAGGCCGATCTGCTTGATCGCGCCGGTCGTGCTGGTCTGGCCCATCTTCTGGCCGGTCGGGATGACGCCTTCGGTCAGCTCCTCCGCGTCCTTCAGCGTGTTCCACTTGCGCCACTCGACGGTCTTGCCGTGGTTACGCGGCAGTGCCTGACGGCCTGCCAGCTGCGCATGCACGAGGTTCGGCCGTGCGTTCTCGAGCAGCTGCGTGTCGTAGAACGTCTTCATGGTCGGCGTGAGCGTGTCGTTGCCGCTAAATGCGGTCGTCTGACCGGTGCCTGCGTTTACATAGTTGCCGGTCGCGTTGACGAGCGTACCGGCGTCAGCAAAATACTGAAATCCGACTTTGGATTCAAACATAGCTTCTTATCTCCTTTCTCAGGGGATCACTCGTTCCCCTCTTGCTGCGCGGCGGCGCATGTCCTCTACCTCCGCGCGTGACCAGTGTGTTTTCATCGGGACGTTCTCTCCGCCCGCAGCGCCGGAGCCGATCTCCTGCGGCCGTGCGCCCTGCGCCTGGATGGTCCGCATGACGTTCTCCCTCGCCTGGTTCGCCACCAGCTGCGCCTGTGCCTGTGCGATCTCCTGCTGGTGGATGACCTCATAGGCCGTCTTCGGCGGCACGCCCGCGCCCATGAGCCGCGCAAAATCCGGGTTCTGCATCTCGGTCTCAAAGTCCGCGCCGTACCGCGCCGTCACATCCCGGGCAAAGTCTGCCTGGATCCCGGCGAAGGCTTCTCGCATCTGGTACTCCTGCAGCTGCCGCCGCATGGCCGTATTCTCGGCCCTGCCGGCGTACTCCTTTTTGAGGGCGTCCGCCGACATGCCCTTTTCCATGGCCTCCGCGCTATAAAGCCGCTCGTCAGCGGAAAAGCGCTGTGCCAGTGCCGCGAAGTCCGTCTTCCGCGGGTCCGACGTGTCGATCCCATAGAGCGCTCCCAGCTGGTCGATGATCGGCGCCATCGCCTCGGCCTGCCCCTTGTACTGGTTCAGCCCGCGCACGCGCTGCTTTACGACCTTCTGCACCGCAGAATCAAAGTCCTGCTTGTAGCGGCCCCGGATCAGACTGTCAAACGTTTCTTCCTGTGTACCCTGTCCCTGAGCGTCGGGGACGTTGACCGGCTGCTGCTGCACCTGCGCCTGTGCGGCTGCCTCCTGCCCGCTCTGCTGACCGGCGACGTCAGCTGCGCCCATGGTCTGAGCGCCTGCGCCCGTGAATTCGCCTTCCATGCTGTAAATTCCTTTCTGGCGTTTATTCTAAAATCATCGTAGCACAAACTTTTCCCAACTTCACCCCACGCCAGCCAGAAATAATCCCGCCAGAACGGGCCGCCGCAATCGTCGGTTCTTATCCCGGCTGCGTGCTTTCTTCCGACTTTTTGCGCGCATTCTTTACGATCTTCGGCTCCTGCGCCTCGCCCGTGCTGATCTCCGGCTTCTGCGTATCCGCGGCGCTCGCCTGCGGGACTGCCTGTCCGCCCTCCTGCAGGATCTGCTGCGCCAGCCCCTCACCCATGACCGGATCATACCGGTCTGCCAACGCCAGCGCCAGCTGCTGCCACTCGACCAGCCGCTGCTGCAGGTCCGCGTTCTCCTGGACCTTCTGGATGATTGAGTCCTTCCCGTCAAAGTCCATCATGTCGAGCGTTGCAAGCGTCTGGTCCACCATCTGCGGGTTGAAGAATCCCAGCTGGAAGAACTGCAGTGCCAGCTCGTTCTGCGCCATGGACGTGTACTCGCTCGCCTTCTGCGCCGAGACCTCAATGTCGAAGACCGGCTTCCGCAGTCCGTCCGGCTGTCCGTTCGCGCCGTAGAGCGTCTGTGGCTGCAGCCCCTGATTGCTGTACTGTACGAACTGCTCTGCCCCGCGCTGCCCGATGATCCGGAACTGCCGCGGCAGATCATAGAACTGCCGGATCCGCTCAATGACCATCCGGATCATCCGCGCGTAGGCCCGGTAAGCCGACTTTGTGGAGTCCTTGCTACTCCGGCCGGACGCCTCCTGCAGCGCTGCAATGGCCGAGGCCGCCGTTACGCCGGAGCTCGCCGCGCCGTTGTTGACGTCCGTGTTTCCCGTTGTCCACTTGAGCTCCTCGATCTTGTTCTGCAGAATGGCGATATAATTGCTGTTGAGCATGTTGACCTGGATCGGCTGTAGACTGTCCTGCCCCAGATTCCCATCCACATGAACGAACGGCTTCGTCCAGTCCGCAAACTCCTGCTCATTGACCGACCCGTCCGACCGCTTGAACCACCGGGGCGTCGTCGCCATGATCGCGTTCTTCACGATCGCCTGGTTTATCCGGTCGATCTGCTCCTGCGTCGACTTGCCGATGTCGATATACCCATACCCGGCAATGCTGCCCTCCACCGGGAACAGCGCGTCGACCACGAACGGGTATTCCCCGTCGTCATACAGGCCCGTCTCCGCCATTGGCTTTCCGGCCGGCTGCTGCACGATGCTGCCGTCCGGCATGGTCATCGTGTCATACCGCTGCTCTGTGTCGTTCTCCGTCGCCTGCAGGATGGTGTCGCCCACCAGCTTCGCGAAGTGCAGCACCTGCCGGCCGTTCTGATATTTCTTGTAATACCAGTCCACCACCATCGACTTGTTGTCAAAATTGATGACGTCGTCCGTGTTGTACTTCTGCTGGATCTGCGGATTGGAGTTGAGCTTTCCCTGCAGCTCCGGGTACTTCTCAACCAGCAGATCGTTGTCCACCATCTCCGTCAGAAAGATGTTCTTCGACTTCTGCAGATCCCGCACGCCCGGCTCCCAGAAGAAAGACAGAATATCCACCGGCTGCACCGAGATATCCCCGAGGCCGTTCAGCTTCGAAGAATCCCACTTCACGTGCCAGATGAGCGTGCCCTGCTTGAGCTTCGTCCACTGGCTGTCCGAATAGACCTCTTCGAAGTCGTTCTGTTCCAGAATGACCGGCAGCACCGAGGAAAGCTTCGCCGCCTCCTCCCGGTCGTCCGGTTCCCGCGGGCGGATGGCCGGAGCCGGATAGGCCGCGATCGCGTCCGCGTGCTTACCCATGATGACGTTGAAAAGCCACGCCGACGTCCACTTGTCATCCTCCGGGTTTCCCTTCTGGATCCGCTGCCAGCTGCGCATGCGCCACCAGTCCTCCGACGCAATGACCCGCGCCTCCAGCGCGCTCTTGCCCTGCCGGTATTTCTGCAGCGTGTCCATGGCCTTTCTGGCCTGCTCTTCGCCGATGGCCTTTCGCGCCGTCAGCCCGCTCGCCGTGTCATTCTGCATGGTCGTCTGCATCTGCTCTGTCTGCATTGTCCGCTTCCTCCTTCCGCAGGTCTTCCGCCGTGAGTCTTGCCACTTCGTTCTGGATCCCGTCCAGCACAAAGCCCACGATGACCGGCGGCAGCCCCGCCTCGTTGATGGCCTCGATCAGCCGCCCCCGCAGCTGCACCACTGCTTTTGTGATATTCATAGCTCCTCCTATCCGTTATAACTGCTGATTGCCCGGTTGAGCGCTTCCTTGAGCGCAGAATAGCTGTTTGCAAAGTACGTCGCTTCCAGCTTCGTCTCTGCCGATACCGTGCTGACGCTTCCCGCGCCTGTCAGATTCCCGATGGCGTTTGCCGCCTCGTTGTAGATGGCCGCCGTGATCGTCTGCCCGGCGTAGGCCGTCGTGAAGGAAATGCTCCCGTAGCCTCTGGCGACCCGGACCTCGTTGATCTTCGCCGTCAGCCGGTTCCAGCTCGCCGCCGTCAGGTATGTCACGGCCTTCCCCGCCGCGATATACGACGCATCGTCGCTCGTCCACGCGAAGGCCGCGATCTGCGCCTTCGTCTCGCCGGATACGGTGTTGGACGTCTTCGAGTCCGTCCCGGCCTTGTTGACGATCCAGAAATAATACGTCGTGCCCGGGTCCAGCCCCGAGACCGTCACCGGTGAGCTGCCGATCGACTGCGAGCCGATGGCCGTATAGCTCGTCTTTCCCCAGTAGAGTGTCCAGCTTCCGTACCCGCCGCCGTTTTTGTCCCACGTGACCGTCGCCGTGTTCTTCGTCAGCGTGACCCCGCTGATGTATGGTGCGACTGCCGTGATCTTCGTCTTGTAGTACACGCGCACGGCCTGCCCGCTCGTAATGGGGATTGTCTCCGTCGCCGCGTGATTTGTCGCATACCCTTCCGACGCGAGCCTGAAATACTGGAATTCATACTCCTGCGAATACGTCTGGTACTGCGTGCCGGACATGGACAGGAAAAACGAATTGCCGATCGTGCCGGAGACGGACCCGTCTGACAGCGTGTGCTGCCCGTCCAGGTAGTTGTAGATCGGAATCGTCGTGGTCTTGCTCTGGTAGTAGACCTTTACGGTCTGCCCTTCCTGGATGGGGATCGGATAGCTCGCGTCGTGCTCCGTGCTGTAATTCTGCGACGACAGCCGGAAGTACAGGAAATGATACTGCTGCGAGTACGTCTGATACTGCGTGCCCGCGGCCGAAATGTAAAACGTATCTCCGATATCGCCTTTGAAGGACCCGCTCGCCAGCTGCGTCAGGTTATCCAGGAAGTTTAGAATGCTGACCGTCGCCTGCGAGGTCGACTGTGCCAGCGTCCGCACGCTTATGGAATTTGTCTCGGCGACAAGCGCCCCCGTGCTGCTGTTGTAGATCCGCACGCGGCAGATATACAGCGTGTCCGGTGTCAGACCAGTAATGACCCGGTGGGCCGTTGTCGTGCCCGCAGTCGAGTCCGTCACCGTCGCCATGACCTGTCCCGCAAGGATATATTCATATTTCCGTTTGTACTTCGTCGTTGACGACATGCCGGATACCGTCAGCGTGATGCTCGTCGGCGTACCCGATGTGCCGGACAGCGTTGCCATTCAGCCAGCCCCCTTACCCGAACACCGGCGTAATGCCGCTTACGCCGCCGGAAGCGATAAACCGGATACTCCCGTCCGATTTTATCTGCATACTGGCTGTCCCAGCCGCGTTCTGCAGATACACATCGCCGCTTGTCGAGCGCACGCGCACCGCCGGGCCGGACAGGTCGACCGCATAGGCCGCCGAGCTGGAGGACGTAAACTGCAGACTGCCCTCCGCGCCGCCGATCGTGCCGTTCGAGAAGTTTGTGCCCGCGATCTCAAGACCGTTGCTGATGATGTTGATCTCATCCATGATCTGCTTGAGCTTCGTCTGAATGCTCGTGCCGTCGAGCTTCAGATCCGTTGCGTTGATCGTTCCGCCGATCTCAGCCCCCGTGCACGTCAGCTTGCCGTTCGCGTCGACCTTGAATTTGTCCTTGATGGAAAGCCCGCTCGTGCCGAAGTACATGCTTGCGCTGCCCCCAAATTCGTTGGCCGTGCGGTAAATGCTGCTTTCCGAGATCGTCCATGGCCCGAAGGTCGAGTCGGCTGCCGCCGTGATCTTCCCGGACAGCACCGCCCCCGCCGCCTCCAGCGTCCCGGACGGGAAATGCAGCTTCTTGTCGCTTAAATACGCGACCTCCTGCCCGTCCTGCCAGAAGCTCACCCGGTCCGGCGTCACCGTCACCAGCTCATTTTTCGTCTGGTCGATGACCCGTTCGCCGCCGTCCGTCACCGTCGTCTCGATGTTCCCCACGCCCACGCCGTACACCGGCACAGCATCCTTGTAGTACAGCAGCCCCGTCTTGATGTACTGCTGCGAATTGACGGAAAACTGATTGTTGACGCCCGCCGTGTAGTCATACAGCTGTTTGAT